TACACATTCTTTTTGCTGGCTTTTTTGCTGGCCTTAAGGCCAGCAAAAAATTCCAGCAAAAGTAAAATTTTACCTTTTAAAGTAAAATCCCAAGCTTGAAAAAATACCTTTTGTGACTTTTCTATACCTTCTGAAAGATAGTCCGTATTATAAGCGTTAAAAACCTTTTTACTTGCCCAATAGGTCTTTTTAGATATAGGATCTTTAGTCTCATCTACTGTCTCACCAGACATCTCTTGAAACTCATAGCGAGCAAATCTAGGCCAAGGCCAAGAAGCTAATTTAACACATTTATAAAATCTATTAACATTACCACGAGCACTTACCTGAATAGCTGTAGGCCTTTGTGTAATAATATTTAATGTTCTATGATAATGTCTAGTATGCAATATTAATTTTCGTTTAGGCTTTGAAAATTTAGTACCTTCATAACTATCAAACATATCTTGACCTTCATCCCACCATATATTCGCATCTGTTATTTTACTAAAATACTCTACAACATCAAATATACCGTCAAATTGCTTTAAACATTTACCAGTATAATCATATACGCCAGTATCTACATCAAAAAAATATGTATTTTGAGCACAAGGTATTTTATAAAACCTCTTACGAAACAATAATAAATTCTTTAAAATATGAAAAAAACTCTCACGATCATCAAAATCATTAAGATTGACCCTCCAATTAACATAATTAACCTCTCCACGCTTAGAACTCTCTATAAGATCCGCGGTTGCATTATAGGTCTTTCCATTACCAATAAGACCATAATAAAGGTGTATAGCACCTTCTCTAGCACTAAATATATCAATTAAATCATTACCAAGTACAGGTATTCCTTTATCCATATATTATATTTTAGGCTCTTTACCTCTCATTATACCTAAAAATTGAGGCCAAAAAAGCATACTCTCAAATTTTGAAGGTATTTGCCTATAATAAGCAGAAGGATATTGTTCTAAATAAGCTCTCCATAACCAAAATAAAAATAAATGAAATAAAATTATAAATATAATAAAAAATATCATATATTTTATCTTACAGAATTAGTTGGTAATCTATGACCTAAAAAGAACTTAAGTAACAATAATGATACTTCCATAGGTATTATAACAGTAAGCACCAAATGCCAAGGCAATTGTGCATACGGAAATATATCTAAAAAACTATTCCAAGTTGTAACCATAAATACTAATGCTGTATTTATATATTGTCCAACAAAAGGAATACTTGCTACAGTAACAGTCGGAAAAAGACTAAATATCGCACCTACAATTAACATTATAAAATTTATTAAAATTGATGTAATCATATTATTTTTTACTTATTCTTTTAAACATTGTCTGTTTAATCATATACCTACCTTTAGAAGTAAGACCAGAAGTACGTGGTCGTGTTTTATACATAGCTTTATAATATCCACTAGGAGTAGATATATCCTCACCCTGTGACCTCATAGTCCACCCTTCAAATGGATTTGGGAATATATGTGATCCAATTATACGAGCTATCATATAAAATGCTAATAATATATATACTAATATATTCCAATAATATGATGTAATTTCATAAAAAGTTTCACCACTATCTGCATTTAAAGATATAAATTGCGAAGAAGTAGCATTAAGAATAAAATCTAATGCATTATCTACAGGTAAAGTAATTCTAGTATTGCCTAAACCTAATGCAGTTGGCATAGTTGTATCAATTATTGTAATACTTCTTTGAGTAGTAGTAGCCAATATACTTACAAAATCTGTAACATATCCAAGTGGAAAGGCTTTTAAAACATTTTCATAAAATGAATTAGCAGTAGCTTTTATTTGCTTACTGTTTGGTACAAAAAGAAATGATACACAATTAAATATATCAAAAGAACTAGACCATGGAACACAAGAATTTACAAGGCTTTCTGTAGAAGTAGCTGATCTACCACCAGATAAAGCATTAAGACCAGAACCGATAGTAGACTGTAATTGACCAATGAATGTAGCTTCATTTACAATAAATTCATTAGAGACAGTATCTATAATACCTAAAATACCCGTAAAAGGGTTTATAAGACCTAATAAAGTTGTACCTTCTAATTCAGCAGTAACAGTATAATTACCATCAGCTAAATCAGTCGTTGTTGCATATGAAAAATAACCAGAAGAAGTTGCTACCTCTCTGTCTTTAAAATATAAAGTACTAGGCGATAATTCTTGAAATATAAATACATTATTATCTAAATTTTTAAACGTAATTTTAACACCAGATATACCAGCAAGATCATCCGGATTTATATAACCTTCCATAAAAAAATTTACAGTTGTACCAGTAGTTGTACCATTTTCTGGTAATACAGAGATTATGCGAGTAGAACTATTAAAACCGCCACTACCTGTGCAAGTAGTACTAGCAACATATTCAAAATCAAAACTATCTGGTCCTATTTCATAATGCAAAGGATACGTATAATAAAGTAAAAGACTATCAAGAAAACTCCATGCAAACACATTTCCATAAGCAGATGAGGTAGATACCCCATTATTAAAATATATATATGAATTTGTTTGAGGTGGTGGGTTTATTCCTACACCTGTAAAATTAGAACCAAGCACAGTTATAGAGGTAATACCATAATTATTACATGTATACTGATATGGTAATACATTAGCTGATACAGAAGATATACCTATAAAGAAAGTAAATATAAATACTATTGCATATAAAAATTGTTTCATGTTATAATTATGAGGTAAACTTCATCATATCGTATACAGCGCCCTTCGGGGTGCTTTTACGTTATTTTATCTTCCAAATCCCATAAACTTATGGGCTAAACGATACATAAGATAAATAAAACCAAGAGCAAGAAGGAAAGGCCAAGAAACCTGTATCAACCATAGACCAAATGAAACAGCAGTACCTATAAGGCTTACAAAAGTATCATAGATACTTTGAGCGTTTAGGCCTACAGAATTCATTACAGCAGTTGAAGAGGCATTTAAAGTAGGCATATTATGTTAATGATATGATTTGATGTTTCATTTTCGTATGAGACTAATACGCAACCTTTGATCTACCCTCACCCTATCGGACAAGTGACAGACCTTATTTTGCTCTGAGCTCAATGTTCACCGCCCTAGGCGGAATTCAAGAGTGCTTTTTAAGCTACTCAGAGCATAATAAGATTTACCATTTAAAATGCGACAAGATTTTAAAAGCTATAAATATAAAAAGAGCAAGTATTGGTATCCATATAAAAAATGTAAATATATCAGTCATTATCTTTTATTGCGTTTAACTATATCAATGCTAATAACATCATGAATAAAATCTAGTCCTATATCAATAAACTTATAAAGAATAAGCATAAATACTATTGCAGACAAAACATATATAAAATACATAAATAGTATTAGAACCATGGTTTTTTCTTACTAATGCTATTAAATACAAAACCTAAAAAGACAATGAATAATAATACTAAGCCTATACCTATTTCAAAAATAAGAGATTTAAACCCCTCTTCCATTGTAAGAGTGGTTGTAGCTGTAGAAGTAGATGTTTCTCCATTTAGTAATAGTGTTGCTGTGTCAACACCTACTGTACAATAAGTTTCACCAGCAGTCGCAACAGAATATACCCCACTAGGATCAGTAATAGGAGTAGCAGAACGTTCAAAATAGTTTCCTACACCCTCATAACCAATATACCAACCATCAAGAGCTTCATAAAAATAAAGAACATTAAGGGAATTTGTAGGATTTCTAAAAGTTTCATATCCTGCAAATGAAGTATTATCATAATAAAAATCACCCGAATCAACTACACCAAGTATACAAGTAGGATAAGAAACAGTTACAAAATCAACTCCATATGTAAAAGCATACGTAAAAGAAGGTTTTAGCAAAACCAATGCCAATAAAATAACATATATTCCATAATTATAAAGGCTTTTTCTGACCATTTTTTAATGTATTTATTTCACTTTGCAATAGAATAATTCTATTTTGCAAATCTGATATTCTATTATCTAATTCTTTTTGCGTACCTCTAAATACTTTAATAGTTTTTGTCATTTCTAGTTCAAATATAGGATCATCTACCTTAGGTATAGGTGTAGGCTCTACAGTAACCACATCAAGAGTTGGCTCAACAGGCTCGTCAATGGTTTGAGCAGACACAACAATACCCCCAGCCAAGAGACACAAAGTAAGAACTGTACCAATGACATATTTTTTCATATTATTTACTATTTTTGTAACTAATTATGCTTGCATTTGCTCTCCCACGCATTACTGATCTTATTTGTCTATTAAAATGTCTAGCACCATGTAAAGGACGTAAACGATCAGACCCTGATCCCCATTTAATAAAACGTCCCAATATATGTCTTTTTATTTTCATTGTATTATAGGTAAATTAGTATCTTTATCTATTCCCTTATTTATAGCTCTTAAAGCAAAGTAACACTGTCTAACTCTATCAAGATTTCTATTATAACATGCCAAATATAACTGCGCCCAATAATACTCTTGCTTATCACTCTTATCAAAATCTGTATTTACCATATTCATAGGTGTATTTGTATTTTTTAATAATACCTTCCCCTTTTTCGCGTTCGCCTCCCTCCCTTCGCTCTGACGCTTTGCTCTACGCTCGGTCGTCTCACTTAGTGTACACTAGCATGTCAAATTTTAAAATGATAAATGTGGATAAACTGTTGATAACTTTTCATTCTTAGCCATATTCTACACATTCTTTTTGCTGGCTTTTTTGCTGGCCTTAAGGCCAGCAAAAAATTCCAGCAAAAGTAAAATTTTACCTTTTAAAGTAAAATCCCAAGCTTGAAAAAATACCTTTTGTGACTTTT